GTCATTTTTAGCCCTTACCATTCTTGTCTCTTCTTTTCGGAGTATGGATTCTTTGGCGACGTCAATTGGTGTCATACCATTACGCGCTAGAAGCTGGTTTGTTGACTCAATGGCAGTGGCTTTGATTAGATCTACCGATAATTTTCTTTCATCAAACTTGTGGAATCTCATGCTTATCTCCTAGTGATTGTGCGTAATTATTTTAGAAATTCTGGATTAAATTCGTCGAAATAAATCCTTGCTTTACAGGTTTGAACTTTTCCGCCCTTAAAATATTTAATCCAAATATCGCCACTTTCTTCACCTTCACCTGAAAGCTTAAATAATGCGTCATCATGGGCGGCTGAGAATTTCTTTAAATCTTCTTCGTGCCGATACCATTTGCATATTTCTTCTTGTTCGCCAGCGTCATCAATAGCATAAGCTGCATCTCCACACTCTTCGCGAAACTGGCTAATTAAGTCTTGGCGACCTTTAATTATCTCTAGTGAATATCCTGTGTAATAACCCATATCTACCTCCGATTAATGTTTGTTTAGCTTAGCGTATCTAGCGTGATTGAAAAGCGTCTTTACAAAGAATTACATTTAAAACTCAATGTCTCATTTACAATCTAATTGTTAAAGTGGATTTACAAAACATTACCAAGCTTTAAAATATAAACTGGATAATCTGGAGCGCCCCATTCAGCGATTCCAAGCGAGCTATATACCCCATCAAGCTCAATTAGCATTCTGCGCGCATCTCTCGAGTATCCGTTCCTAAATTGGATCGCATCATAATTCTTCCCCATCAATCGTCTGTGCCAATAAGGTTTCATCTCTCTGTATTCTTCTTTCTTCTCTCCGCTAGCAATCATATCGAACCATTTCTTCTTTAGAGTTAAGTGCAGTATTTTCATATCTAATCTCCCAGCATGTTTAATATTGATTAACTAAAATAATGAATATTGAGTTTTTTCAGCCTGTGCAATATTTCTCAACGCTAATTCAAAATAGCTTGGCTTTAATTCTGCACCGATTGCTTTTCTGCCCATTTTCAATGCCATGTAAACCTCACTGCCAATACCCATAAAAGGCGTCCAAACTACATCGCCTTCGATGCTCCATAACTGTAAGCATCTTTCAATCACATCTAATTGAAGTGGGCAGATATGGCGCTCATCGTCGCTATCGCGGCCTTCACGAAAATTCAGCGTATCAGTTTGATTAATGTCGTCCCATATTGGACTCGCGTATTTCTGCCATACATCAACGCTTGTATTTGAATCGCCAGGCATCCAAAAATGCGATCCATCATCTCGATCAACTTTCACGAAACCTTGCGGCGGATTATCCCCGACATAATATTTAAAACCTCCCGCGACTGGCTTTTCATTCACTCCAGGTTTGCGCATTGTTACAATATAATCAGGGATTCCCATGCGAGACATTGAAGAGTCTTTCTTAATCGTCTTATGAAGCAATCCAAGCGCTTTAGTGCGAGTCATAGCAACTACTGGACATTTCCAAATGCAAACCTCTGAATGATAAATAAATCCAGCCTTTTGATACTCTCGGATAATATCGCCGCGAAAATCTTTTATTCCGATAAATCCATCATTTTGTTTCGAGCTTGGCAAATTCATGCAGTGAATAGCAATGTTTCTGCCTGTGCGCATTATTCTGAACTGTTCTTTAATTAGGAACCGATATTGATTCCAAAACTCCTCATCGCTTTTTACATTCCCCATATCTCGATCAGAATTTGAATAAGTATAAAGCGAGCTAAATGGTGGGCTAAACACAGAAAAATCTACCGACTCATCCGGCAATGATCTTGCGACCTCCACAGTATCAGCATTATAAACCGCGTAGTTTTCGCCAATTTTTTGATTTATTACGTTCATTATTTTGCTCCAATAAAAGATGGTAATTTAATTATTTGTTGTGGTTTATATTCTGTTTTTTCGACTGTGCTTTTTTTAATATTTGCTCGGACTAAATCGCCCATAATTACTTGCATTTCTGCGCGCATTTGCTCGTCTTGTTCACGCTTACGCTTTATGTTTGAAAGAACAGCGCCCTCCCTGTCTGAAATTATCACATGAACAAATACTTCTTTTTCTTGACCAAAACGATAACAACGTCTAACCGCTTGATAGAATGCCTCCCACGAATCAGAAAGACCTAAAAAAAGCATTTTATTGCAGTGCTGCCAATTTAATCCAAACCCTGCAATTTTAGGCTTGGTTGATAATTTACTCACACCCCCATCGCTAAAGCCTAATAAAACTTTTTCTTTTTCGTCTGGGGTCATTGAACCGGTTACTTCTTTACACCCATCAACTAAATCTGTAATCAATTCAGACTCATCATTTAAATTACACCACGCAATCCCGCAATCCCATTCACTCATAATTTCAGCGGCTTTTTCTGCGCGCAAATTAACAGAGTCGCGGCGAGCTTTATTTCTTTCTTGCAAACCTTGAGCAATATCAATAAATAGCCCATTAGTCGCAGCCGTTTCAATCACATGCTCGATTATGTGCAATTTTGGCAAGTCATACCCTGCGTCTTCATATCCTAAATCTTTGGGCGTTCTAATCACTACAGCCCATGTAGCAAGCCACTCCCAGAACTTTTTGCGCGCATGGCCTTTTAATCTCCACTTGCTTGTATCGCTGCCATCATGAATAAAGAACGTAGCCAGCATTTCAGTTTGAGACATAATTCCCAAAAACTCTGATTGCGTTCCTAGTTCCATAAAATCATTAGGGCTTGGCGTTGCTGTACACGATAATCGATAAGGAATAGTTACCGCAAAATCAGTGATTGATTTTCTTAACTTCCCATTCATGCCTTTTAAAATACTAGATTCATCCAAAACTATCCCGCTATAATTTTTAGGATCAAAGTTTTTAAGCATCTCATAATTCGTTACATGGATCATTTCGTCGCACGATTCAATGTAACGCATATAGCGCGATTTAATGCCGAACTTATTACCCTCTCTAACCGTCTGTTGAGCCACACATAAAGGAGCTAACACCAGCACAGGTTTTTTTGTGTAACTCATTACCCTATGTGCCCATGATAGCTGCATCAACGTCTTACCTAGTCCGGTATCAGCAAATAAAGCACTACGGCCACGGCGACAAGCATACTCAACACAATCACGCTGAAAAGGTTTAATGGCCTCTGGTAGCCACATAGACTCGCCATCGAATCCAGCATCAACCGATATAAATTCTTTTTGTTTCAAAAAATCTTCATAGTCCATTTTTAGCCGCCAAATATCTCATCGCTAAAATAGTCTCACGCTTTACATGAGCGCGCCCCGTTAGTCTTTCAGTCAAAGCTCTCGCACTTATTCCTAGCTCAATGGCTAGGGTTTTGTGCATTAAACCTAACTTGTCTTTTAGTTTTACAAATTCACTCCAATGCTCGTTTTCCATGATTACCTCGTTTGTTATTTGGTGGAGCTAACTTCTCATTATTTACTTAATTTGTTAAGCATCTTTGCAAAAAATTACACTTCGTTTTCCTCTGCGAACATACTTAAAATTGATTCGCAGTTTTTCATGCCAATCTCGTAACGCTTTGCTTTTTCGGTTTGGTCTTCAATCGATAGCACTCTTTCAAATGGTTTATGTGCCAGCGAATCTCTCGTAGTTTGCGGAAAAGCCAAAGCTCTAAACTCTGCGTAACTAGGAGGCCACATTTCCGCGCCTTCACGGTAGTCTTGCTCTGCCTTTGACTCTAGACCATCCATCCCGCGTTTAAAATCAACTGGCTGCAAATCAGATAGCTTCCTGCACCACAATTCAAACGTGTCTGAAAAGATTCGCTTCTCAGAATCAAAATAAATGGTCAAACTCCGATTTACTGCTTTGCTCCCGAACAAGTCCCCCATTCTCGTAAACAGCATCATGACCAGCTTCTTGGTCGATTCGCTGTAACTCAAGTCTGGCTTCCTGTCGAACTCTGTCGGCATGGCTAATCTTTTCTTTGCTTCTTCCAGCGCCAGAAGGCTGTTTAAATCCCGCATTCTTTTTCACCTCGTTTCGTAACCAGTTTCTCCAAGTGGCCAGCCAATTGGCCTTTGTTGCGTCTTTGCCAGTTTTAGCAATCCAGTAATCTTTGAACCCGTGCGCAATCTCTAAAAACCATTCTCTAGTTAAATCAGGTTTAATCAGTATTGCTTCATCCCAGTATTCTTTCGTTGGCTTCCAGTCTTCAGCCAATCGACAGCCAGTAGATTTTTTTGGTGTAGCTGAAGGCGTAACAGATAAAGACTGGCTGACTGGTTGACTGGTTGAGGTTGACTGGTTAGTTGACTCTACGTTGACGTTTCGTTGCAACGGAATTTTAACACCCGTTGAACGCCCGTTGATTATTTCTTGCCTTTTGGCAGCTCTTGCCTCGGCTGATCGCTTTCCAGCCTCTGATTTTTGAGTTGTATTGGTTTTATATCGCTCAATCTCTAGCTCACACCTAACTTGAGCGTAACCTAATTCATTCTTATGAAAAAACTCGTTCAACACCTGTTCAACGGCTGTTCGCTCTTCGTTGGAAATTGCTACAACAAGACGGAATATTCTTTCAATATCTAGCGGGAGTGGCTTTTCTGTTTCGTAGTAAATATCGAGCATATCTCGATAGATGCCACGCTCAAGCCTTGTAAGATGACGAGTTTCACGATTGAAATCGCCTATATGGAATTGATAGCTGAACATGCTATACTAGTCTCGTGTGTGTAAATCACTAGCCGCTAAGCCCTGAACAAGTTTAAGCGGCTTTTTCTTTTCTGCTAATTGCTTCGCGCAAAAGAACTGCAACCATAGCGGATAATGTTCTATCCTCTTTCTTAGCTAATTCTTTCGCCTTTGCTATTAATTCCTCTGGAACTGTAACGCTTAATCTCTCTCGCATATCTTAAAACCTCCGTAGTATATTATGCCACTTTATTATCTTTGTCAACTAATTGGCTGCGTTTTAGAGTGTCAGCCTTTATTGCTTCGGATGAACTCTTAAAACTAATAGTAATAATCTGGCTCTGGAGCATGATCTTCTAAAAACTTTTTAGATTCAGCTCG